TACACTCGATAATTGGTTGATAGTAGCCATCGTTTATCCTCAGTAAAAATCTAAAACGCCGTCACCGCCAACCTCAAGCGGATCAACAGGGTCTTGTAAGAATGGGTCATCGTAACGCCAAGGCTTGTTACCGGCGCCTGCAGGCATCTCGCTTGGAAGTTGTTTTTCAACTGGCCAGAGAGCTGACAACTGAAGCAGGGTGTTATAGGCGTTCTTTGCAACAATCTTGGTGTCTGGAGATACAGCCTTACCAAAGCTTGGCGCAATCCTTACCGCCAAGTTAGTAATAATCGCCTCATTAGCCGAGTCTGGCACGGTGGTCTCAGAGTCTAGACTGGTGCCCTCTGGAGAGCTTGGCAACGGGTAACCAAGGCGAACACCTCGAGCGTTCCATTCGGCCAACATTGCATCCATGCGTCTGCACGCGCTTAACAACTCCTGATCTGTAAGATCAAAAGCATAGCTTGCAAGCCCTATCTCCTCGAATGCCGCCGTCACGAACTGTCGCTTGGTGTAGCTCATTACATGGCCTCGTCAATGCGCTTCAATAACATCTTGTCGCTAGTTCTCTTGTTAAACTTCACGCCCAGCTTCTCGGCCTGCATCTCCATCTCTTCTCGAGTCGGGGGTGCCTCCGGTACCTCTTCAATCGGCTTCTGGTGATCTGCAATAGATAAAAACCAACCACTGTCGATGTAGCTTTTTACATCATCAACCATAATGCGCTTATACGCATTGTTGCCTAAATATTTGTAGACATGTGGCATTAACGCATTCTCGTTGGTCGTCTGCGAGTAATTGTTGATCCCTTGGGGGTTGGAGCCGGTCTTGCAGTAGCCTTCTTTGCAGTTGGCTTCTTGCCGCCAGTTACTGTTGCCTTGCCTCGGGGTACATATCCTGTGCGTCTCATAAAAATCTCCAATAAACTTAAACCAGATTTTACCACATATAACTACAGTAACTCACCACTTAACTTTAGGGGCTTATTTTTTCTTGCGCTTGGGTGCGCTCACCTTATGGCAACTATCGCCTTTACCTCTGCGGTAACCCTTCCAGCACGCCTTTCCGTGAGAGCCTTTCTTTTTCTCAGCCATTACCACTTCACCTTACACGACCAGTATTTAGCGGATAACTTGTCCTTTGCCTCGGCGCAGTTGTGTCTCGCCCTGAAAGACGTTTTTCTGGCCTTCTGAGCATCGCTTTTGGGCTTATCGCCGGCACCCTTAACACCCTGCTGTCCAAATCTTACGAGACGGTAATTATCGCCCTGCTTGGCCATTACAACGTGTGATTTCTTGGGGTGGCTTGGGGTTCGCTTGGGCTTGTTTACGCCCTGCAAACCTAACTCTTTAATCTTGTTCTTAACACGCTCGGGAGTGCTCATGATCTTTTTGTCCCCCTCTTTGATTTGCGCGCGGTGCTTAAAGCAATTGCTACAGCCTGTCTTTGCGACTTGCCTGCCTTCTTTTCTTTTCTGATGTTCTCAGAGATTGTCTTCTGAGAGCTTCCTTTCTTCAATGGCATAACGCCTCCGAAAGAATAGGGGGCCCGAAGACCCCCTGTAGTCTTACGACTGACCGAAGAGCAGAACACCTGCCATTTCGGGGTTAACCATCGACACACCGAAGAGAGTATCAAGACGATACTTGGTCTTCATGGTGTTGATGTCGTACTGCTTGGTCATGACCAGCTCGATGCCCTGATCGGTTGCCGCACGCAATACTGCAACGCCTGCGTCTGCAGGTACTGAGTAGCGAGCAGGTAGCAACTCGATAGAATCTTTGTGCCAGAAGCAGTTAACGCTTGCCGCAGTCACGTTCAAGAAAGTGATGGCCGCAGTGTTAGATACACTGTTGGCAACACAGTTCTGGTACTGTGACTCAGCGTCGGTTGGAGTGCTTGACGCAGAGATGATGGGTGGAGAGATAGTCATTGTAGTGCCAGAATCAACAGACAATACACGGAACGTCTTAGGCTGTCCTGTGTCCTGCTTGGTGATGTGGTGCACTGCATTGATACCTGCGATTGTGAACGCATCGCCAGCAGTAACGCCAGTAGTGGTCGATACAGTTACAGTCTGGTAACGGTTGTCTACGTTGATCTGACCACCAACCGAAGTTGAAGTAGCCGCAGGTACGTAGTCAATGTTAGCGCCGTCAGTATCGATAGTTACTGTCGCGGCGTTTGCAACGATACGGTTAGCGTAGTCAAGCTTGTAAGTCTCAAAAGACGCTACTTCGCCGACGTATGCTTTTTCGTATGCAGTCAAAGGCTTGCCTTGGAGAGTCTGACGAGACGCCAAGTTGCTTGCCATGCCGTTGTAGTCACGAGTTGACAGAGCGAGGTATCGGCCATCAGCCATTACGCCCTGCTCGTTCATGATCGCTTCACACTCAGCAACGTCATCGAAGCCAGACGCGGCGCCAGTACGCGCAACAACCAAAGTACCTTGGTTGGCGGCTACGTTCATGACAGCTACGTTGATGTCAGATGCAAGCTTCTGCTTAGCGGCATCGCCAAGACGACCTTCTTGCAACTGGTCACGAAGCTCTTTCGCAGTCAGTGAGAAAGGTACGGCTTTGTTGAAACCGATAGTCGCAGGTACAGCCAACTGAGTGAAGTCTTTAAAACTTGCACTGATGTCTGTGCCGGCGGCCGCATCGATTGAGTCAGCGATGTAGGGCATTGGACGCCAAATGGTGTCGTTAGTGCGCTCCATCATGGTTTGATCGGTGCTGTATACGTTTACGTTACGTGACAGTACCAGTGCGTCTTGGAAACCTTCCAAGAGCTGTTCGAACGCTACGCGCTCTTCTTTGCTAAATGAGTTAGCCATTTTAAGCTCCTAAAAATTTATTTGGCCGCTCGCTTGTTCTTCTTGTACGCAACGACTTTCGTGTAGTCGCCGGTACGTTCCGCTTCAGCGCGCAACCGCTCTAAGTTTGAGTCAACCGTACCAGACTTTGGCGCCTTGCCGACAATCTGAGATTCCGGTTTAGTAGATGCCTTGCGATTTGTAACTTTCAATTGAGTCTCCAATTTAGCTACCGCAAAGGCAAACTTTACGGGGTCTTGAATCGATGCCAGCTCCTTTGCCTTGCTTGGGTTCTTGCCAAGCGCGTAAACCAACAGCGCAGGGTTATCAGCTCCTTGCAAGATCATGCCTTGCTGGGTATTTGACAGCTCGTCCTGTACGATCATCTCGGCATCCTCGTAGTCTTTGACCTTGAGTTCTTGCCGCTTCTGGGCATAGGTATCGAGAGTGCTTTTCCAAGCTTCAGTCTGCTTGCGCTTCTCTTCTTCTACCTTACGCTGTTGATCCTCGTATTCACGCTTCTGTTCATACCATGCCGCCAGTTTTCGCTCGTAAGCTTCGGCGTCATAATCGGCGTCTTCAAGAGTAGGTTTTGAGCCAAGTTCAACGGTTTTAGTCCCCGTGCCGGACATTTGCTCTAACTGCTCTTTTAACTTCCGGTTCTCTCTTTGCTGATCCCTGTGTGCTTTACGCAGTTCGCGTACCCACTCAGGCGCTTTAGCTACATCTTCTTCTTCTTGAGGGGGCGATTCCTCACCGATCTGTACGACAACCTCTTCTTCGACTTCTTCTTCGCTTTCTTCTTCGACTTCACCTTCGGGCTCCTCGGAGTCTAACTCCAATTCCTCCTCCGGCTCTTCGGAGATGTCTAGCTCTGTTTCATCAATATCAAGGATATCCTCTTCGATCATTTCTGCCGTGTTGTCCATCTAAGACCTCGTTTAAACTCACCCAAAGAACGGCTGGGTGGATGCCGTTAATACAATAATATCATTTTGCTATAACAAAACAAAACCTTATGCAATTAGAGTGGCGATATCATTTCTCCGAATGTTTTGGAAATTTTCTCAGCCTCTGGATCAAGGTCCGTCAGATTTGGAAAAAACTCTGGCAACATTCTATTTGCGTCTTCAGTGTTCGGGAACATTGGGTCGTATATTGACATACCATACAAGGCTCGATCAATCGGAGAGCCATACCCAACGCCTACAATCGCCGGCAACAACCCACCAACAAGAAGAGTCTCAAGCTCACCAAGAGACCCGAGTATCGCTGTGCCCGTTCCTCGAGCAATGTTGGTGTACACATCTGTCAAAGTTCCTGTCGCCTCTCGCTGATCCATTCCGCCGGCCATCAGGAACGAGTATGGATCGCCACCAAGACCGACCGGCATAATACCGGACTCAAATTCTCGCGATGCTTGATTCATTAGCTCTGGAGCCGTTGGTGTAGGCTCTGGCCGCATAGGTATGTTAGCGCCACCGCCGTAGTCGTAGGCCGCCGCTACAGCCGGAAGCGCTCGATCAACAATGTTGTAGTCAGCCTCTGGAGTTCTGGCCTCACCAACAGAAACTTGTCGAGGATAGTTAATATCCAGTCCCTGTGTCGCCCTGTATGGAATTCTGTTGCCGTATTCATCATAGTATGGCGCGCCGGATTCATCCATTACAATTTGATTTGCACGATCAAATCTGGGGTCTTCTGAGGCCTCTGGGGTAAATTGTCGAATAAAGCTTAGGGGCTGATCTCGCTCCTCTACGTTTCTTGCCTCAACCTCACCCATCATCGCTTCGTACATTTGATACGGAGACCTTTGTCCCTGTAAAGAATCACGCTCATACGCATCAATTGCTCGAAGAACCTTCTCCCCTCGCTCTATAGCTCGCCCCATCTTTGACATCTGTTCTAGAGTTGCGTCTGGCGGCGGATTATTCATAAACCCTCTGGCCACATCAAGCTTCTGCCTGACCTCCTGCCTTCTTTGCTCTGCCTGTTCTGGAGAATATCGATACCTTCTATCTGCGAAAAGTTCATCATTACCGCCAACCGCAAACGATTCGTTATCCTGTATGGCGTGTTGCATCTCATGTAAAACAGATGATCGAAAATCTTCTGGGCTGGTTCCTTCCCCAATTCTGATAACCCTGTTATCCAGCGAGGCATCTCCAGACTTCAATTCTGGTGTTATTTCTACGCTTAAATTGCCAAGCTTTACTTTCGATGCTTGATCAAGGCCATACATATCCATGACCCTGTCAGACGAATCTTCATCATTATATGCGCCGAGCAGATCTGGATCATCTACGATATCATAAATGGAATACTTGCCAGATCTTTCTGGCATTCTAATCTTAGTGTTCTCGTAGTTGTTGTGCTCTGTTCGCCAGCGGCCATCGTACTCGTTGAATTCCCAGCCGGTCTTGTTCCAGATCTCAGTTGGATTTAGGCCGCGCTCTCGCATGGTCATCGCCATACCGAGCATATCCTCTGCCTTTTTTCCGATAGTGGACCCAACGCCGAGCAGTGACGCGTCAGCGTCCTCAGACGTTAACGTAAGGCCAGCGGTCCCAACAGCCATACCTGAGCCGGCAATGCCTTTAACGGTCGCCCTGTCGTACACTGGGTGTTTCTTGCCGCGCACAGATATCTCGCCAACCACATTGCCCAGCTCTACCGATCCTTGTCGAGTAGGTCTTAGCCTTGGCTCGGTAGCAGACTTCTCGTATCTAGCAAGCTCTACGCCTTCAGGGAACTCAGTGGAAAGCGTGTAATAGTGCTGTTTCCCATCGTGTACCGATATCAACGGGAAGTCGCCCGCTGGGTCTGGATCGAACCCTTCTGGAGCCTGAGTCCATTTCCATCCAGCCTTTCGCTTAAACAGATTGGTCTTTATCTTGCGACCGCCTTTCGTTGCAGGGGTTGTTACTTGCTCTCTAGAAACCTGAAACGATGGCTTGCCCTCTGGGCTTACTGCTAGCATCCCATAGTCTGGGTACTCACCGGTAATGTCTTGTGGTGCACCCTCTCCCATCTGCAAGTATCGACCGCCAGCCTGCGGCTCAAACAGCTCGCCCAAGAACGGTTTGTACGATCTGTCCTCTGGGTCAAAGAACCGTTGCGGCGCAGGGAATACGCTTCTCAGGTTTTCAGCCTGCGAGTCTAGAATATCCTGAGCGGCTTTAGCTCCACCTTTGGCGTAGGTTAGAGGTCCAGCCTGAGACTGGCTTGATGCCGTAATGATTCCCGCACCAGTAAGCGCACTTACCATAGCTTTGCGTTGCTCTGGATTCGCCTCTAAATACCGGCTTATGTTATCCAGCCACTTCTGATCAGCAACTTGGCGCAGATCTGTGTTCATCATAAAGCCGCCAATAGCATCAGCCCGAGTCTTACCTCTTGCCGCATAGTCAGCCATAATGTCTGGGAACATAATCTCTGGCGGAACGGACACGCCCTCTATCTGACCAAAGTATTCCCCACGAATGCCGGTATCGTATGACTGGTGGAAACCAATTGGCTCTACTTCAGCTCCGACTTCAGGTCTGTATAGAGTAAACCCTGCATCGCCTCGCTCCAGCGCCTCGGCGCCCTGCATCTGCATGGCTCGATGGATGTCCTCAACAATTGGGAACCCCATCTCTCGAAACCTCTTTTGGTTTGCCGCCGCAGTCATAACCGTGACCCTGCGCCCACCAATGTTCGGGTAGTCGCCAAGCCCCAATAACTGGTCTCTAGCCTCTGGGTGATTAATGCCAACCCACTCTGGAAACGGCTTAATCGAATACTGCATCTTGCCGGTTTTTCTGTTTAAGTTGCCGACACCGTTTCGAACCATTTCATCGAACACCTTGGCGTCCTTGGCGGGTATCTTGAGGGCTTTCGCCTTCTGTATAAATGCGTCTGCGTATGGAGCCGCAAAGAAGTTGGCGTCATAGCCCATAGCCGTGGTGACAGCCATTGGGTCTCTCTGGGTCTCTTCAGCAACCCTGTCAAACTGCGCCTGCTTCTTGGCCGCCGCGTCCCTGTTGCTTGCCCACCCGTAGGGCCGGCCCTGCTCCTGCATTTGTCGTGGGAAGTCTGGACCGCCATGCGACTCAATCGGTAGCTCTGGGTCGAACCCGCCGTATCGAGTGACCGTTCTTCCGGTAGCAGTAGTATCGCCAACATTGGGAACCAATACCTTTCCGTACAGCTCCTCTGGGCTTCTGGTTACGATTGGCGCCAGATCTTCCTCGAAGTATTCTGTAGTGCCTCGCTCTCTTCCGCCGGCAACCTGCTCTCTTCTACGGGCCGCAGGAGCCATTTCTAGCGACTTCCTGTACGCCGTGGCCGCTCTCTTTATCTGGGCGGGATCGGTAGCGTTTAAAGGCGATAAGTAACCAAGGGCAACCAAGTTCGGAACATTGATTCCCTGCTCGAGAAGAGGCTCAACCTGCCTCAATTGACCAGAGGACAATTGCCCCTTGGCCGCCCTTCTTTTTAATTCATCTAGAGCGGCTTTCCGAGCAATGGTTACTACTGACATTATGCACCTCGCGCCAGAGAAATTAACTGGTCGTTAGACATCTGGGTTACATCTGGCGCCGGCCCACTTAGCACCTCTGCCGTCTGCCTGACCTGCTCCGCCGCCTTGATCATTCGATCTTGGCCTTGGCTTTGCACCTCGCTCAGCGTTTTCATTGTGTCAGCCTTCGTCTCTTCGGCCCTTGCTATCTGCAGTAACGTATCCGCTTTTGCCTTCTCGGCCTTGGCCATTTCGTTCTGCGCCGCTGACTGTAAGTAAAGCGTATTTGCGTCTGGCTCCATGTTCTCAGCTTCTTCGAGTAGCTGTCGAGCTTCCTCTTCGCTCGGCATGATAACGCCCATCTTAACCAGCTTCTCACGGTAGAACTTACGGATATCGGTAAGACCTTCGCCTTCCATGTTCATCATTGCCATTGACGACAAGATAGTTAGCGTCTCTGGGTCCTGAGTCATCTGCATCATTCCCGTAAGCGCTCGCACGGTAGCCGCACGCTTGCTAGAACTGCTCGGCCCAACACTAACCGCGATGTCATAGCTGGCTTCTTTTAGATCGTTGTCGTACTTGATCTCGCCGGTTTCTTGATCGAGCCGTGGCTTTCCAAGCTCAACCTGAGATGCCTCGTACTCAGCGTTAAGCACCTTCATCTTCCGGCCGCGCTCTACCAGCAGGTCTTTAGCCATGCTCAGCCAGATCTCACCGGATCGCTTGATCGATTTGCTCATGTTAGACATGTAGATGTAGGCCTGCATGTCGAGCCTGCTCTGAATCAGCTCTATGGCCTTTCCTGAGATGTTTGGCTGTAACTCTTCCCCTGCATCTTGCCGACCGAGAATGTCGCTCATATCGGACTCTGTGAGCTGTAAGAGAGCCGCCATTGCCGGAGGTATGCTTGGTGATCTGGTGTAATCAACTGGGCCAGCAGGAGCTGAGTTGCCACTGGCGTCGGTAATTGGGTTAACCAGAAGGTAGGGGTAGTCCTTGATGTTGTCCTCTGCCCACATCATCTCGAAGCCAGCGACCTGCTCTGGGACCATGATTGGCTTTTCTACCGTGCTCAGTGCCGAGATCTCGGCAAGCTTTGACAACTGCATGTTTTTCAGGCGCTGAACGTCTTTAGCTAGACGAACGTGACCCATGCATCGCTCGATGTTGTCTACGAACCATCGCTTACCGTAGACAGGTACGATAGGTATGCACTGGCCGGCAACATACCCGCAGTCCTCTAGAACTTTAGAGCCGCTCATAATGTACTTGCGGACTCGCTTCTTCTTGGTCTTCTTCTCGCCGGTCTTAACTGTACCTACAGCGGCAAGCATCTCTTCCAGACCTTCGTCCTGCTCAAAGTCTGCGTCAGTGTATCGCTCTTCTTCGCCTGACAGAGTGGTGTAGACATGAACTGTGTGAGATGACTCTTCAACACGATACAGCTCAGCAACGTAAACAACGTCTGGAGTAGTCCAGTCAAACTCCACCTTTGTGATCGACTTTTCCCAGCTCGATGGGTCTTCGCCCCACTGGTCCATGTATTCACTGTGGGTCATCGATGTCAGTACGTAACAGCGCTTGGCGTCCGACTTATCCTGACGTTTAGCACCGAGGTCAAAGAACACGCTAGAGTCGGCGTCATAGATCGGCTCGATCATTACACGCTGTCGATCATCCTCGTCGTCTTCCTCATTCTCGTATACGGAACGCAGTCTCCACGCACCAAAGCCACCACCAACAGCTTCCTCGAAGGCGTTGTCGTATGCTTCATCTGCAGAGCTATACTCTTCGTCCGCTCGGTACAGGCCATCACAGGTGTCAGCGAGCCGGTCATCTTCCATGCCCTCTTTGCTGACGAAATCTACCGTGATTCGATTGTTGCGGTACTCGTTGATAATCCGCATCACCGATAGGTGGATCTTGTTGACCTCCAGCCTCGGCTTGTTGTCGAACTGGTCTTTAAGTGGGCCTTCCCATTGGGCACCAGAGATCGAGTAAAACCTGCGGTCCTCTAAGCACTGTAAGCGCTCATCTCTTAGCGCCGCCTGTATATCATCGAACTCTATGATAGCTTCAGCATGGATTTGAGCCAGCCTCTGCTCTTTGCTAATTCGTGCCATATTTTGTCACCTCGCGTGGTACGCGCATTATCTCAATTTTTACCACCTATTGACAACTGGAACAGGTCGTGCCTCCGCTTTTATCTGAGTCTGCCCTCGCCTTACTGCCTCGAGAGCATACCTTAGAGCGTCAATAACGTGGTTGTTCTTGTCTTCTAGCACCGGCAATACCGCTTCCGTTAGCGGGTCTACCTTGTAGCTATATAGTGTTAGCTCGTCGATTACGTGCCTGCAACGGGGGTGAACGACGATATCGTAAGTCTTCAGGAACTCGATGCCCTCTTCAACTGAGTTGGCGCCCTTCACTGCCGGCTGTATCTTAGGGAACCCGTTCTTTCTCATGTGGCTGATTGTTTCCGGTCTTGCTGAGTCTGCAATGATCGGCCACTTCTCTGAGTCTGGTATCGTGTAGAACAGGTCTGGAGTATCCATTATCTCACAGCCCACCATGTACGCTTCGTGATCGATGTACAGCGTTCTACCTTCAGCGTAACAACGCACCAGTACCGTTGGGTCCTTAGCGAATCCCCAGTCAGCTCCGAGCCTTAGCATGGCCTCCGGATTGGTATCGAACTCTTCCACTCGCCAGTTGGTGAACACTCGAGACTGAGTATTCCTTACGTACTCGCCGAGCCATACGTGAGCATACTTGTCTGGATCTCGATTGGCGTCGTACTCCATCTCCTGCTTCAGTACGTCAGGGAACCACGGGTTGTCCATGTAGTTAACCCTGATCACCGTAGACTGAGGAGGTGGATTGTCACTGCGTAACAGCATGTCGATTGGGTCGGTCGATAGATGCGGGTTCCACGTAAAGATCAGCTCGCTTCCCTGC